ACAAGGGTATCCCTGTTTCCGGCGAGCGACCGCCACGCCTCAGATTGACGCTTAAGTGCCAGCGCCAGTTTCTTATCCTGCATACTTGATGCTGGTGAGTACGAATTATATCCGGCTTCCATATCTTACCTCATTGGGCGCATAAAGTTTCTCATCCACGGGCTTCGGCTCGCTGAGGAGTATATTGAGCCTCCAGGCTGTCCGCCCTGTGTTATTGGGGCTACCCCAGTGTTGATTTGGGGGTACGCTGGGTCAGGTGCTGTGGCGGGTGTGGGTGCCCCCGTAGGACTGCCCTGTTGCGGCATAGGCAAAGAACCCGCCCCAAAGTTTATTGGCCCCACCCGTCTAGGGGTGCTTGATGCCTTACCCATATAGCCTCCGCCATACTGGGGGGCCTTAGATGCGGTGCCTCCACCATTGCTGCCTGCGCCCATTACGAACCTCCCTGCCAGCGATTAAACATAAGCTTCATCTTATCTTGTGGTGTTACCGCAAACTGACTCGCGTTCATCGGTTGAGTTTGGAACGCCCCCTGTGATACTGGCGGATTGGGTCCAGACTGCATATAGGGGGCACCTGATTGAGCCCCTGTACTGTCAAAGTCAAACTGATTTGCTCCGCCGCCACCCATCATGCCTCCCAGCATCATACCGCGCTGAGCGCCCTCATTTGGGTCGGGCATATACGGCTTGGGTATGTCAGCGCCTGTTGGGTCGCCCGCCTGCCCAAGCTCAACCTGTCCGCCCTCCAAACCACCAACATCACGCAACGCCCTCGCGGTGTTTGCCCTGCCCTTCATTTGGTTAAAATAATCTAACATATTAGCCTCCTAAGCCATAACCATCGCGCCAGCCATGATGCCGGTATTGATCATGCTACCCTGCTTAGCCTGTTGCGCATTATTGGCGCCCATCCTAGCTTGATAGCCCATATTCGCCGCGTTTGTCATATTGGCCGGATTATATCCCGTGGCGCCATTAAATCCAGATAGTTGAGGCATACTAACGCCCCCCACTAAGCCCTGCGCGGCGGCCGCTCTATCCCAAGGCATCATAAAATTATCTTTAGCCTGTAGGAAGTTCTGATTTTGCTGCTGCGCCGTTAGTGCCGAGTTCTGACGGGCATTTTCTTGTTGCGCCAGCATCGCCTGGTAATCGTCGCGGGTGTTTTGTTGCCCCGATAACTTCGCCCCAAACTCCGCACGGTTGTTCGCTCTACCCGATAAGGCATTTTGATACTCATTGCGTGCCTCTTGACCACCTGCTAATTGCGCCTCAAGTCCAGCCTGTGTCGCTACATCGCCTTGTGAGGTCATTAAGTTCTGCATGGCACGGTCATACGCTGCTGAGCCAGGCTGTAGCCCTTGCTGAGATAGCTGACTGCGGAACATACCCATCTTACGCTCTTGGTCGGGACGCGCACGATTCATAGTCTTTGCATACAACGCATCCGCCATCATCTTGCCAGCATTGGGGTCGTACACAGGGTTGCCGCTATCATCGTACTGCAAGTCCTGAGACTTGAAGTCGTCCAGTGGCGCCCCCTCGTATATCTTGTTTGGGTCGGGTGCGTTCCATGCACCCTGCTTAGCTAAGTCTCCCATAGCACCAGTAGCTATCTGATTAGCTCGGTCATACTGACCTTGCGCCGCCGGGTCTAAGTTGGTGCGCTGAGTCCACTTATTCGGGTCGGTGGGGTCTTGCGTCCACTCGATATTACCCCCAGGACCATATTGGTTCGGCCGGTTAGCTGTAGTCTGCGCTAGTGCGGCTTGCTTCTGCGCCTCAGCATCCTGCTTAGCTAATTTCTTATAGTTTGGGGCCGAAGGTGCCCCGCCTTTTCCACCACCCATTATGAAGCCTCCTGTAATTTGGCTATGGTACTTGCCCACGCTGGGCTGTTAAGCACACGGCACTTATCTCTAGTCATTGAGTAAATTAGTAAATCCCCATCAGGGCTGTAGTCCTTAATGACTGCCTCTAAAGTGTAGCCAAACTTCTCGTCTAAGCGTATCGCCTTCTCGTTCTTTGAAAGTACGTGGCCAAGTATCTTATTCACCCCAAGCTGATTAAACGGGTAGTCGAATATAGCCGCAAACCACTCTTTGCTGGGCTTCTTGCCCTCTTTAATCCATATATGGGCCGTTATGGTGTAAGTGTTAAACCCCTCACATACCCCTCCGGCGATTGGTACGCCATCCTCTAAGCACACAATACACTGCGCCAATGCTGAGGGTGCCAGGTTAAGCTCACGGCATAGGGTGGCTAAAAACATGGTGGTGCAGTCTAATGTCATCATATTGCCCCACCTGACTCGTAAACAAACTCCATTGCCACTAATCGTACCACGTCACGACTCAAAAACTTAGCTTGTATTCCGGCGCAATAGCCCAGTCCAGGAGCGCTCATCCATGGGCGATACGTATAGTTTACTGTAGTCCACAATGCCTCGTCCCACAATGCTTCATCCCACAAGAACGTCTGAAATAAACTCTCGAAGCTGAATGGGTTGCCAGGCTGCTGCTCAACGTCATAGTCTACGACCAGCGTAAATATGGACGCAATCTTATTGTCTGACTGCATAATGGGGCGTATAAGCTTAAAGTGCTTAAGTGTCGTGGGGTCGTCAAAGTAATTGTAGGCAGACCACAACAATGAATTGATGGGGGAGCCCCCTGTCCCGTCCAGTTTTACGTAGTCCAAATCAGCGTCATTAAATATGCTTACTGTTCCATTGTTGGACCCAAAATAAAATTGACGGTTGAATGTAAGCCCACAATTAGCGGGCAGGTCATACTTTGTCCACGCACCAGTAAGCACATTCATAATGAACTGCGCGCCGCGTCCGTCTCCCACGGGGGGTACTACAACCACAATCGCCTGGAGCGACGGAGCATTGTAAATCGACCAATTATTTTTAAAGTAGGGGCTATGCACCAAGCGGTTAAGTGTTCGGCTAATGTTTTTACTGAGAGATGCCTCGTACAGAGATGCTTCCGCTATGCCGCTCACAACATTGCTTAAAGGTACTATCCCGGCAGCGGTTATCATTATAATGTCGCCGCCAAACTGGGCATAGGTGTCCGATACCCCCACAGGTGACGACACAAAGTAATAACCCTCTAAGTGCCAAGTATCTATGCTAGTAGGATCAAGGCCTGAATATATGGCGATTTCACCTGAGCTAGTGCGCACAATCAGCTTATCGTCGATGTTGTTGCCGGAGTTATATGTCCAGCTCGCTATGTCAAATATCTCACCCCCACGATGAAAAACGCCGCCAACAGGGAACAGCGTAAGCTCCCCTCCAAGGCTATCAGTATCTAGGTAGTACAAGTCCATCGAGTTATCGGGCACAAACCACAAACGGTTAAGGTGCGACGTCACATACTTAAACGTGTTAATCCCCGCCGTTGGGCCACCCCATACCTCACCCACGCCGTAAATCGGTGGTGGCTCAGGGAATGGTAGAGGGGGCGACGCCGTAGAGAAGGCTGCCCAAGTTGTCCCATCGAAATAAAAGGGTGATTGCGTACCGTTGCAGCCGATTAAAAATGAGGCCCCACTATTTGAGAATTGTACGTAGCTGACGTAGCCACTACCAGGCAGTGCGTACACAAGCGCGGGGGCATTAGTAGACAGCGTTATGTCGTAAATCCCAGCAGCCGTTACCGCGAATAACTTGCGCGTTCCGTCCATCCCCGTGTAAGGCATTAGTGTCTTAACTGGACCACCCAAATTAGTGGCGTGTTCCCTAAAGCCTCGACGGGTGAGTAGCTCATTATTGCCCGGGAAGATGTTTATTAGATCAATGCAAAACTTCGCCTCCATATTGGAAAACGGGTCAATGTCGTTAATCCCCCCCGTAGGAGCGACCAAGCTAACAAGTTTAGATACGCGCTTCTGCGCTTGCATTAGCATTATTGATTCCAGTTGCCATCTTGTATGTTACCCCACCCAAGCAAGTAATTGCCTCGGTTGCTGGATAAGTTAATCATGGCGGCACCTTGATTTTGAGCCGTTTCGTTAGCCAATAAGTAGTCAAACTCCTGCTGTAAAAGGGTAGTTTCAAACCCCTTCTGCGCCCAAAACTTGAGCTTAACGCCCGCAATCATTAGGCGATCATCAAACATTGGTATCTGATCAGGTGTAGTAACTATGTCTGTGTACGTAGGAGGTGCTGGGTCTACTCCTGGAGTCTGAACCCAGTTCTTGCTGATATAGTACAGAGCAAACTCCTCCCCAGCACCAGGAACAGGGAAGATATTGTACTCACCATCAAGCAAGCGGTAGCGGAAGTATACGCCCACGCTAACAATTCCATACTGACACCATGACCAAACTTGTGGAGAGGTAGGCCCCAAGAGTGGGCGGTTGTCACTTGTAGCCCACTGCGTTTGATTTACTTGTCTGCCGTAGTCCGCAGGTAGTGGGAACGTAGAGTCTGTACCGTTACCTGTAAAGGTCATTACCTTTTCAAGTAACTGCCAATCGTGAACGCGCAATAACTGAGCGCCCAAAGAGTTAAGAATACCCAGCATCTGATACGCGGTTGCATCGTTAGTCGTGTTGGTCAAGTTAGACTTAGGAAGCCCAAGCTCCCTAAGTGCCTCGTTGATTATAAAGTCGGCGTTTTTATATGTGCTCATTTTACCCCACCATGCGTGATACTAAAGTGTCCGCCATCCTTCATACCCTTAAAGTCACCACCCCAGCAATGGTCCTCACCCAGCGACTTCCAGTAGTCCCCCAGTGGCTTGAATGCCAGACTGCTAGACTGCAATATCCCACGCTTAAATAGGTTTAGGTCAATGGCCAATCGCTGTGTATGCAGTGAGTTTGCAATGCCTATCCCATTCTTGGCGTTTAGTGCCGCTTGCTCAAGGGTGCGGTAACACTCCCCAAAAGTAAGCTCGTAGCCATTATCATACGCCCACGCGATCAGTTTACTAACTTCAAGTACAAACCTGCTCTGCTTTTCGCGTAATGTTTCCATACCACCTCATAAAAACAGGTTGGGGTCGGTGCTTAAACTCCCCCGACCCGTGGGGCAATACTCCCCTAAGCCTTCTTAGGCTGATTAGCCGCCTGCGACTGCGCAGACTCAAGAGCCTCTAACCGCTTACGCAAGTCTGCATTTTCCTCAGCTAGTTTCGTAAATGGTGCCGCCGCCTCTGACTTCTTAAGCCATAGCTGCGCCTTTCGTTTTAGGTCGAATAGCCCAGGCATACCCGTGCATACCTGATCACTGACCTCCGCTAACTGCTCAACCGTGCGGATGCGTAAATGCGCTAACTCATGCACAAATGACGCCTCCATCCACGGTATCTCACGCAACAAAGTACCATCAGGGACGTCTACACCCGAATCCTTGAAGCGTCTATATTGATCTCTGAATCTCTCGCGGTCCATGTCATTAACCGCCCGAATAACGATATTAAGCGTTGAGCCCCCCGATAAAATCTCTAGGTACTCAACCTCTTTGTAGATCGGACGTCCGGCATCGGCACTCTCATGCTCCTGCTTTTCCGGGTGCATGAAAAACCTTACGTGGAGCCCCTTGGGGCTCATTACATTGCGTTCCTCAAAAT